CTTCGCACAGCGCGACGGCCAGGCTGACCGAATAGGAAAACCGGTCCACGCGCGGGCGCGGGGCACCCTTTCCGCCCCCTTCCCGCGTGATCACCTCGCGGAACTGCGTTGCCCAGATCACCTGCCCTGCCACCCGCGCCCGACCATAAACCTGCACGAGCGCGGTCCCCTCGGATGCCCCCATCAGCCGCAACCTGTCGATGCGGCCCACCTCCACCGGCGCCGACCCCGCCCCCATCAGTCGCTGGTCGATTGCGCGGCCCAGGGTTGCCCCGACCGCCCGGCCGATCACCGCGCCCGACAGCCCGAGCACGGTTCCCCCGAACCCGGCGCCCACGGCTGCGCCAACCGCACCCAGCAGTATCGTTGCCATCAGCGTGTTCCTTCTGGAAACCGGAAACGCGCCGCCAGTCGGCGCATCCAGGGCCCCGACAGCGGGCTTTCGACCACCCCGTGACCCGTATAGGCGTGAATGAAAGTGGCATCAGGCCCTGCCCCGGCCGCGATGCCCAGGTGTTTCGCTATGCTGCCGTCACGCATCCGAAACAGCAGCACGTCGCCACCCGAGGGCACCGATACCGGCTTCAGCAGTCGAAGTGCCGCCGACAAAAGGATTTCGCGCCCGCCAGCCTCGCCCCAGTCGGGCGTATAGGCGGGGATGGCTTCGGGCTCGTTCCCGAGGACACCCCGCCAGACACCGCGAAGCAACCCCAGACAATCAGCCCCGGCCCCCAGGCAACTCGCCTGATGCACATAGGGCGTACCGATCCAGCGCCGCGCCTCGGTCACGACAGCAGCCTGTAAAGGCGTCACCGGAACAGACTCCCGCCGCTGTTCTGCCCGGCCCGGGCGGGATAGGAGGTCAGCCAGTCCTCGCCAGGCACGTGCGGAAAGCCGCGAAAATTCAGGAAATTCCCGAACTTCAACCGGCAGGTCTGCGCCCGGCGGTCACAGCCGGCCTCAATCATCACGGCATCGCCTGCAACCGTCTGCGCCCCGATGGCCTGCCACAGTTCCACCTGCCGCGCTCCGTCGCCGATCCGGTCATTCTTGATGACCCCGACCAGCCCCTTCCCCTCTCCGGAAAGAACGACCAACCGCCCACGTTCGAACCACCGGTCGTCAAAACCGGAAAGCCCGGAAAACCGGAAAATCCTGCCTTCCTCCACCCCAAGAATCGAAGTCTCCGCACGATAGCCAGGCTGGCGCAGGTCGACACGGCATAGCCCATCCCCCAAAACCGCGCTGCACTGGCGCTGGATCACGCGCCCCTGCGGCTGGTTCAGCTGTTCGGTCAGCCCGCGCAATTCCGCCTGAAACGCACCACCGGCCCGCTTGATCTCTCCCAGAGTGCCGCGAAACTGCACCTTGCGCTCATCCGGCCGTTCCCAGTTGACCAGCCAGGCCGTCACCTCGGCGTCGTCATACCTGCCCGCCAGCAGATCGGCTTCCGTCAGGCCCGTATCCGACAAGGCGCCCAGCGCCTCGGTGTTGTCGACCGACAGGCCCGTTGTCTGTTGCAGCGCCCGAGCCGAAAGCCCGGTGCCGGCGCGGTAGACGGCACCATCAAAGGTCAGATCGGCATCGTGATCTGTAAATCCCAGCGTTAGGCCGTCCTTGCGACGGATCAACCAGGCCCGGCAGACGGTGGTAACGCCCCCCGCCAGATGCGCATGCAGCGCCGCGCTCACAGCCGCACCTCCACCACCGGCACCGAAGGCACATCCCCCGCCTTGAACGACGCGACCGAGGTCTGGATCCGGTCCGTATCAAACCGCACCGGCACGTCGAACTCGAACCCCGCGGTGATCTGCGCACCCAGATCGGGCGGAAAGGCAAAGGTCACGATCCCCGTCGCGGGGTCGACGGTGAACTCCTGCCCGTCGACCTTGGCATCCCCTGCAATGGCAACCCGCACAGTGCCCAGAACCGGTTTCCTGATGGGGCGCACATAGGTTTCCATCCCCGACCGATAGGTCTTGACCAATGCAAACTCGGTGCGCACCCCGTCGCCCTTCCCGATAGGCTGATCCCCCGCCGTCACCGCCCGCGTCGCCAGCGATGACCGGAAATCCGCCCAGTCCTTCCAGCGGAACCCGAACAACTGGCCACGCCGCGCCTCAAAGAACGCGATCAGCGCCTCCACGTCATCCAGACTGCGCAGACCCACGCCCGCATCATACCGCCTGCGCGAATGCGCCCAGGGCGTGTTGCGCTCCTCGAACCCGTTCTGCAGCGTCACGATCTCCGTGCGCCGTTCAGGCCCACCGACCGACCCGAAACTCAGGTTGGCCGGGAACCGCACTTCGTGAAATGCCATGTGATCCCCTCACCGGTTCCGCTGGCCACGCGACAGCGCGCGCGCGGCCTCTGCCGCGATCTGGCTCTGGCTGCGCTGAAAGCCCTGCACGTCGGGGGTCGAGATGTTCATCACCACCGTCACGGGTCGCCCGCCCCCGCCGCTGGACTGCACCCCCAGTCGCCCGTCGGCACCGCGTGCAAGGGGCATGATCGCCTCCGGCCCCGCCTCACCCATCAACCCGCGCCCGCCCCGCATGGGAAAACTGACGGGCGACGACACCACGCCCCCCATCGCAAAGGGCATCACCCGTCCTTGCGTAAAGGCCCCGCCCTTCTCGAACGGCATGATTCCGCTGATCAACCCGTTGATCCCGTTGGCAATCGCGCCCCCCAGCGCGTTCTGCACCGGGCGGATCGCCACGCTGTAGAAGGTGTTTGCGATGGACTGGCCAAGCCCCTTCAGCGCGTCCGACAGCTTCACCCCGTCGAACACCAGCCCATCGAACGCCCGCCGCAGGCCCCCGCCGATCCCGCCCGCAAGGGTGCCGACCTCGCGCCCGGTATAGACAAGGCTTTCGCGCATCCGGCCCAACTCGCCGTCAAAGGCCGCGGCCATCCCCGCCGCCGATCCCAGCGTCGCCTCCAGCGCCGCGATCTGCGCCTCGAACTCGTCCCGCTCTGCCATCGTCCGTCTCCTTCTTGCCATCGGGAAAGGCGGCGGCCAATTCGGCCAGCCGCGCGCGTGTCAGGGGCGGCACCGCAGCCTCCGCCCCCAGCATGACCCGCAACTCCACCGGCGTCAGGCGCCAGAACGCCTCGGGCGTCAGGCCCAGGCCCTGCAACCCCGCCCGCATCAGGCCCGGCCAGTCGATCCGCCTGCTCATGTCTCGCCCGGCAGGGCGAAGGCGCGCGCCAGCAACGCCGCCGCCACGCGCGCCGCCTCCATCGGGCCGCCCGCGATCTCGGCGGTCATCAGGTCGGCCGCCGTGCCCTGCCAGCCGCCGCCCCGCAGCCCCGCCACCACCAGGGCCAGCACGTCGCGCGTCGAAAATCGCCCCGCCTCGAACCGCTCGGCCAGATCGACCAGACTGCCCGTCTCCAGCGCCGCCTCCAGTTCCGCCAGCGCCCCCAGCGTCAGCTTTGCCACATGCCGCCGCCCGTCCAGCACCAACGCCACCTCACCCGCATAGGGGTTCATCACAGCGCCGTGAACGTCAGGGCCCCGGCCGAGGCCATGGTCATCTCGTAGGTCGCCTCGCCATTGTGGCTCCCGGCATATTCCACCGCCGAGATCTGGAAGGGCCCCTCGACGATGCCGAAGGACGGGATCACCACCTGAAACAGCGGCACTTCGCCGTCGAAAAAGATCTGCCGCGCGCGGGCATCCGTCGCCTCGTCCCGAAAAACGCCTGACCCCGAGATGGTGGCCGACTTCACCCCCGCTCCTGCCAGCAATTCACGCCAGCCGCCCGTGCTCTCCAGGCTCGTCACATCCACCGTCTCGGCGTTGAAACTGATGCGCGTGGCGCGCAGGCCTGCGACCGTCTCGAACGTCCCGTCGCCCGTCATGTCAAGTTTCACCAGCAAATCCTTGCCGCTCTGAACCGCCATCTCAACCTCCGCCGTAGGGTGCGCACTTGTGGCGCACCATGCCAAGAAACCCGTGCCTCAAACTTCGACCCGCGCCCGGAAGGTCAGGTCGATCCGCCGCGCGCCGCCACTGTCCAGCCGCCGCGCCGTCGCCCGCAGGAACCGCAGCGACACCAGCCGCCCCCGCGCCAGCACCAACCCGGCCCCCACCAATTCATCCGACACGGCCACCGCCACCTGCTTGGCCGCCTGAAACCCGGCTGCATCCGAAATCACGCTGATCGCCAGCCGATGCTCCGCCCCGCCGCCACTGGCGTCCGAGGCATCGACCACCTCCTCGGGCCCGATCAGGACGAAGGTCCCCCGCCCCGCACCCTTGGGCAGGGCATCCACCACCGGCACCCCCGCCAGCGCGGTTGCCGTGGACAGCCGTTGCCAGATCGCGGCCTGCAATGCCGCCGCACCTGCATAGCTCATGCCGGATCCTCCTCACGCGCGGTGCAGGTCAGATAGCGGCCGTCGGCATCGGCCTCGGTCACCGCCAGAATGGCAAAGACCCGCCCCCCGTCACGGAACCGCTGCCCCGCCACAGGCCGCGACGGCGCGCCCTGCGGCGCGCCCCGCACCGTGATGCGGAACGCCTGCACAGACAGCGGCACCTCGCCCCCCGTCGCCTCGCGCCCCGCCCCCGGGCTGATCTGGGCCCAGATCGTGCCCACCGGCGCCCAGGACTGCA